TACATCTGCCGAATTATCATTTATGGTTACAGCACCATCTAAACTGGTAGTCCCTGTAACAATCAGGCTGTCGGCACTTTCATCCCACAACATATATTTAGATGCTGTAGCACCGAAGAATTTCACATCGTAGCCAGTATCGTCTACTCCAACCGTAAGAGTTCCCTGCTGAGAGGTAGCACCTGTAACAATCAGGCTGTCGGCACTTTCATCCCATAATAAGGACTTACCAGAAGTAGCCCCGAAGAGCTTTACATCATGGCCGGTATCGTCCACTCCTACTGTGACAGGGCATGAGAAGGTGGAGGTAGTAGTCAATGCGATCAGATCGGAACCACCCACTTCAAAGGTAATAGTGTCATCGGCGGAGGCCCGTATGCTGGTATCGTTATCCGTATCCAGATCAATTCGATTACCGTTAGTAACCATGTCGATATCGCCGTTTACCAGCAACGAATCGGCACTCTCGTCCCAGAGCATGTAGTTACCAGAAGTAGCCCCGAAGAGCTTTACATCATGGCCGGTATTATCAACGCCCACCGTAACCGGGCATGAAAAGGTGGAGGTAGTGGTTAATGCAATTAAGTCTGAACCGCCCACTTCAATAGTGATGGTGTCATCGGCGGAGGCTCTGATACTGGTATCGTTGTCGGTGTCTAGGTCAATTCGGTTGCCGTTAGTCACCATGTCGATAGCGCCATTTACCAACAAGGAGTCAGCACTTTCATCCCAGAGCATGTACTTACCGGAAGTAGCCCCGAAGAGCTTTACGTCGTAGCCAGCATCATCGATGCCTACGGTGAGCGTTCCACCTAGCTCAAGATCCTCTAGACACTCATAAACAACCGCTCCAGCGCCTAATCCGTCTGTAGTAACAATTTTTGCTTGCCCTGCCGCGATAATTACGTTCGCCCCAGAACCCTGAGTAAAGGTCAGTGCGTAACTTGTTGTGTTCCTGATAACCCATGTGTGGGACAACGTATTGGGTGCCAGCGTGACTGTACAAGCCTGACCACCGCCCGTAAGCCGTAAAAACGTACACCTGAATCCGTCAGTGGCTCCATCTGCCATTGTTATGGTGTGGGTTGAAGCATTGGCTACGGCCTCTGTGCCGTAACCCATGGACTCTCCAATCAATTCAAGATTAGTATTGGTTGATGTTCCCCACGTACCTGACTCATCGCCAGTGGCAATTTCCTTGAGCCTTAGATCATTTACATAAGTTGCCATAATTTTTTCCTATGCAGCTATATCTGTCCAATCAGGGGACTGTGAAGGTGAAACCCCTGACCAAGAGGGCGACTGTGAAGGTGAAACCCCTGACCAAGAGGGCGACTGATCCGGAACAAGGCTCCCCCAAACAATGACACTGGAAAGTTCTGCTGTGGCAGCAACCCCTGTAACCGTGTAGTTAGCATCTCCTCCCGTAACAGCGTTTCCCACACCTCCCGTAAGCGCGTCAGAAGTAACCTTGATAGTGTTATTGGTAATAAATGAAACACTGCCAAGGCCGGTAGTACCCGCCAAACCAGTAACAGTAACACCAGCCGCACCCGTAACAGTAACAGACCCAAGGCCGGTAGTAGCTGCGTTTCCGCTGGCCGTGACCCCCGCTGCCGCACTGGCTGTGACCGATCCCAGAGTTGTGGTAAGGCCGGTAATGGCCTCTTCTGCGTCACCCCAAGTGCTTTCACCCCACCCAATATTGCTGGAGTTCCAGCCTTGCCACGCAACCTTTGCATTAGCCATTGCATTTCCTGTTACGCAATTCGGATAATGGCGTTACTGGCATCTGCAGCAGGGAAAGTAATCGTAAAATCACCTGACGTTGAAGTCTTATCCCCTCCGAAAGCCAACACTGCAACAGCCCTGTTAGCACTGCCTGCTGTCGTACTGGAGTTATAAATTACTGCACCGTTTGCGGTTATGGTTGAAGAACTCCATGTACTGTCCGCAAAGTCAGTAAGAGCAGTCGTCCCGCTGGTGGTAGGATCTACGTTTGTGAGGGTATTCCCTCCCGACGAATAATTTGTCCCGGAAACCTCATTCGTTGCCGAATAAGCTGTTGTCGAAGCCGATAAAGTAGCACTAGAAGTGTAGAGTGCAATTTTGAACGTATTCCCAGTGCCCGTTGTAGTGGTCGTGCCGCCGCCGGAACCGTTGTGAAAGTTGTGTATCCCCTGAAGAAGTTCACTCTTAAAAGAGGTACACATTGCCTGTGTGATAGCCATTACAGCCTCCGTAAAATTTCGGCCATGTCCTCATGACCCTGCTTAGAAAGAAGATTGTATAGCGTTGTTCTGTCGCTACGTATAGCGTCTTTACAAGCGGCTACAATAACATGAAAAACTCTACCCTTAAACGCTTCGGCCTGAGCTCTTACCATGGGATCAGCCTCTTCGGCTACGGAAATTATCTTTTCCACGGCCCGTTCGGCTATTTCTTCGGGTGTAAATCCTCTGTATTGAGTGGTTTTTACCCCCACGCCATTAGTATTTGCACTAACTTCTACTGAAAACATACCCTACTGCTTTTGCCTTATTACCTGTCCTGTGCGGTACTCGTCGGTGGCTTCTCTGGACTCACCCAGTAGCTTAAGGGCTACCATGGCTTCGGTAAATCGTTTTTCGTACTGTTGCATTAAATCGGGCTCGCCTTTCATATAAGTGTAGGCTTCTATAAGGCACCCATACAGTAGCCCCTGCGACGCATTGGTACTCAGCCATGTGGTGCCGTCATCATCGCCTGCGGTAAGGCTGGCAGGACGATAAAAGTAATGCAGTTCAGAGGTATAGGAGCTATCTGGCGTGGGGGCAAGGATAAAGTTGTCCACGTCAAACTGCGCATAATACCTAGGGCTACCCGTGGTGCCGCTATTAGGATTAAAAGTTTGAATAAAGTTCACATCCTTAAACTCCAAAAAACTCTTAACACTACTAGAAGTGTAGGATAGCGAAAAGGGAGCCAAAAAATCACTCGGGCAGGCCAGATACTGATTAGAAGAGGCCATAGACCCCGTTGCATTTTTACGGAACAGGCTCAAATGGGCGTTTTTTAAGACACGCTCTTCTGCGTTTTTTATAAAAACCGCTAAATTGTTGGTAAACGTGGTTTCGTCGTTTTCGGTGTAATTTTGTATTGCCGTTTTTAATGTGGCGTAGGTAAAGCTCATGTTGTTGTCACCGTGATCTCACCCACCTGCCCTATTGCTTGAAGGGCAAAACTGTCCTGCGGGGGGAAAATACTTTGCCCCACAAACACCACCATGGGTTCTTTTCTATCGGGGCGGGGCTCCCAGAGGGCTTGGGGTTCCTTGGGTACGCGCACGGGCTTGGACTGCGGGTGCTTGGGTTCAAAACATTTGGGGCAAACTTTGTAGCCCGTCCACTCCTTGAGGAGTTCAAGGTAGTCGTATTGCTGACCACAGCGGTCACACAGGGCTTGTGAGTGTTTGCCTAATGCGTAACTCATTACACTATGGAGTAGTGGTCTCTTGACGGGGTCAGGTGCAGGGACGCTCTGTCACGGTCCTCGGAAGCTGCCCTTAAAAACTCCTCCTCATACGCTGCTTTTAGCAGGGGTACGCGGTCTGGAGCGCGTTTTATAGAAAGATAATACGACAACCCCGCCACTAAACAAGGATAGAACCTAAAGGGCACTTCTGCGGCGTCGGTAAAGGCGTCGGCATCGTCCATGCGGGTAAGCCTGTCGTAGACCAGCACATAGTCGGTGCTGGAGTCGGGCATGGGCCACAGTTTTATTACAGGGGTTAGTAGGCGGTCTATATAGAACTGGGTGGGTTGTGCTGTTTTACGCTTAGAGGGAATGCTGATAAAGTCATCCCTGCTGACGCGCGACAGCCGCGTATCGGACTGACTGCTGGTGTCGCTGTCTTTGCGAAGAACCATAGAAAGCACATCAATACTGGCCTGTACGTCGGTAAGGTCTACGGCGCTACTTAGCGTGGTGGTGGCTGCGCTGGTGCCGCCGGTGAGGGTTTCGCCGTTGGTAAAAGTGCCCACAGGCACCGTAATAGCCATTACGGTGCCAGAAGGCTTGTTTGTAACACTTGCGGTGGCTGCGCTGGTGCCGCCGGTGAGGGTTTCGCCCACGGTAAAGCTGCCACTGGCCCCCACGGTCATGGTGAGGGTGCCTAGGGGGTAGGCGGCGATGCTGTCGGCTAGGCTAAGGGTTTTTTGTTCTATTGTCCAGCGGTTTAGCCCACGGTTGGCCCAGTCAGCTAGGAGCAGGTTTAACGACCGCTTGGCGGTTTTTAAGTCGTAGCCCGTGCGTACCTCAATGCCGCAGCGTTCAAAAGCCTCTTCTATATACTCGGCGGTGTCAAGGGCAAAGTCTTTTGAACCCGAAATAGCCATTAGCTGTTGGGGCCTCGTACAGCGCCGCCCTTAGCGTACTTTTTGCGTACAGCGCCGCCCTTAGCGTAAGCCTCACGCATCTTGCGTATAGGGCCTCGTACTGTTTTGCCTCCTTCTTTGATGCGACGGTCCTGCTCTCTTGGCGAGAGCATCTCAAAGGGTAAAAGAGGAATGATAGCCGAATCAGTGAAATAGCCTTCATCTCTTTTATCCGCTGCCCTTTTTCTAACGGATTTACGCTTTTCCGGATCAGACCGCCTAGGTTCTCTTGGCATAATAGGTTCCCTAACTATTGGGGCCTCGTATGGTTCTGTTCAGGTTTACCGCGCCGCCCTTAGCATACTTGCGTACAACACCGCCCTTTTTCCTTTGAACTGCTCTCGGAGGATCTTTAGGAGATTTGCTGCGGACATAGTCTACTTGGCCTTGTGGGTACCTGTCGGATGGAGTCTCTGCTTCTTTGAGTGCTTTTTTGATACGACGGGACTGCTCTCTTGACGTGAGCATCTCAAAGGTTATGCCCCCTTCTGTGAGGTCTTCCAGTAGATCTTTTCGCCTTGCTGCCGCTGCCCTTTTTCTAACGGATTTACGCTTTTCCGGATCAGTGGATCGTCGTTGTCTTGCCATAATAGTCTCCTTAGCTATTGGGGCCTCGTACAGCGCCGCCCTTAGCGTACTTTCGCCTTTCTAACATATTGATCGTACGAGCTTTCCACTTAGGGCCTCGTACTGTTTTGCCTGCTGGTCCGGCTGGTCCGGCTGCTCTGGCTCCTCCGGCTGCTCTGGCTCCTGCTCTGCCTATTATTCTGCTTGCTCTGAGTAGAGGGGATTCAGCCGCTGCCGCTGCCCTTTTTCTAACGGATTTACGCTTTTCCGGATCAGACCGCCTAGGTTCTCTTGGCATAATAGTCTCCTTAGCTATTGGGGCCTCGTATGGTTCTGTTCAGGTTTACAGCACCGCCCTTAGCATACTTGCGTACAGCGCCGCCGCCTTTTTTGGGTCTTCTGGTTGGAGTTGTAAGTTTTTTGAGGTCTTTAAGGTCCATTCTTGATATTTGGTCGCGTATATACTGTACTTGGCCTTCTGGGTACCTGTCTGATGGAGTCTTTGCTTCAATTAGGTCTTCCATTGCTCTTTCTGTTTTGCGCCGGGGTTTTCCTCCGCGTTTCATCCCTTTGCGAGCACTGGCAGCAGCTTTTTTCCCCGCCGCTGTGTAGGGGTAATGTTGGCCTTTTACTACGGGCATAGTTGTTCTCCTTTAAGAGCCGGGAGCTTCGTAATACTTGAGAAATTCACACCACACGGTGTATTCGTTGCCTGCATCCGATGTGGAAGGAACCACAAGCAGTACATCTCCCGAATAGCCAGAAGCTGCCGTGTTTTTTAACCCCCCTATGTCGCTGAAATCAAAAGAATTATCGTACGCAAGAGTTAAAAAAGTAACATCTGTAGTGGCGTCCCAATCCAAGGAGGCGGGCGCATCTGGTGCCCCACTACAGGTGTACCAGATTCTGTTTAGTGAAACATGCGCACAAGACCCCCCATTTAACGTAGAAGTATTTAACGCGGAAACATCCACCAAGGTAGTGCTGCTGGCGCTACCGTCTGAATACACAGAACAGTACACAATGAGCTTTTTCTCCCCATCTAATTGATTAGTAGGCCCGGTAACTGAATTAGCCATAAGTTACTCCAAAGTAAGGGGGGCGTATGCCCCACCATACTTATATATTTAGCTTGATTAACGAGTAATCGGTAGTTACATCAACCAACATACACGTACCAACGATATCTAAGATGTCGCTTGTTGCGGGGGCTACGCCACCTGCAACTGTTGCTGATCTCACTACATTATGCCCAAGCACTACAGTTCCTACTGTTAGTACTGCTGCTGGTCCATAAGTTTGGAACCAACCATAAGCACTAGCTGCCATATCAACAAGAGG